CGATATACCAGCTTGACTAGGTCTACCGAGACCAGATCAGAGGCATCCTTCATATCAATAGTAGCGTACTCGCCGGAGAGCGAGGACTCCAACGCTAACTTCTGATTGATCGATTGATCGGTGAAGTTCACCTTCCCTGTAGTAAGGGGATGGCTTTCGAGCCACACGGTGATAACCTTGAAAATCGCCTGTTGTATAAATTGAACCTCCTTAGGTTCAAGGCAGATTACACGGGGGCCTCTAGAATCTTTAGGCACCAAATCGATCTTACTCACAGGCTCCACTGCAAAGGTGCCAGCGGATGGCCTGCCAAGAAGGCGATACTCATTGGCGCGGTCGATGAGCATAGAATTACTATGGAATTGGAATCGATAGTAAGGGAATTCCTCGTGGAGTCGATGGTACTTGACCGTGGGGGTTTCCCACTTCTCAAGCCCCTTTTCTCCAGTTGCGACGTTGCCGGGGCCATGTCTGGGACTGAGGTGAACCATATCGGTGATTTTTCTAATATCACCAGTATGTTTATCCACAACAATCCGGTCAGGATCTTCGAACACGTACTTAACAAGCATCGATGCGCGTGTAACAATGTCGGAAGACAAAGCGTCACACCAGAGAAGCTCGTTATTTAAGAAGCGACGAATCCACACTTCGTTTTCAAGGAAGCGATCCAGAGCAGCATTCTTCAACTGCTCGGAGAAAGGAAACTGCAACTTATAAAACGCTGAAGAAACTTGACGAATGTGCGATAATGATTGCACATCGACTTCCCCCAGCAAAAGCCCGTCATCACTAAATACCCGCCTGAAGTGAGATATCAGAAACACCGGGAGGTGTGTCTGTCCAAACTTCTTGAATGTCAAGGGACATTCAAATTTACCAGTCTCCAAAGACCGGTCAAAGGCAGTGCGGAGCTGATAAAGCTCTACACTAAGGTACTTTATGCCTTCCCTCGATAATCGCTTCGATGAGTAATCGAAGTCCAATCGCGACGAAGCTAGCAATAAAGGGTTTTGCTGCACGAACTGCGGCTGTAATAAGCCCTCGAGCAGTTCTTGATAGAAACTTAATGAAGGAGCCATTCGGCTTGCCCTTTCTAGGTTGTCTCTTGTTGGAGACAACTCTGTTGACATTAACGGCGCAGATACCGTCATCGCAAGAAATGTGATCCGGGTGTTCCGGATACATCACGCCAGACCTAAAAGAAGGTCAGAGCGCTTTGACGAGTCCACCGCCAACGATGCTGTCGACAAAAACAAATCAGCTACGACAGTTATGCTGTCGTCCAAATCTGTCGTTGAGTGTTCACCATTGAGTGGAAATACCCAAGCACCAACGAAGGTGAGGGTCGAAGGGACGCCGGCTGTAGAAAGCTGAGTGTCATACAACTTCACATTGGTCCGACGAACGCGATTAATACCCGTGCCAGTGACGGACTGAATTATCTCCAGAACTCTAGGCTCGGCCGCGGAGCGGCTCGCGTCAGTGCGCTTGGTCGTCGTCTTTAGGGTCTTAGGATCCGTAATAGTCGACTGCAGCTTGAACGTAACGTCCGAGCCCGCACTGTCCTTCAATACCAAAGGATCTGCTAACATATACACCTCGAAGAACTTATAATACCTTGGTGAGAACCAAGGACAGAAATAGCTTCTGCTGTTGTGGAGTTAGCTGACTGAAATCAAGCCCAGTCAGGGTTTGAGGTAAACCAACCAAACGAGTATATGTCTCGACCTGAACCTCTTGAATCTTTGCACCCGGAAGGGTCAAAGAGCCATTGGAAAAGGGTCCGACATGCATTTCGATATTATACCGTTCGCGTACGGATGTTGTAATATCGTATACCTTCCAAACACCGTAGAACGGTTGGACCGCTGCTCTCTCGAGCCACGTACCAAACGGAGCTACCCAATCAACAAGAAAGGAGAATGGAACTGCGTTCCAAACCGCTTTAATAGGATTGTTAATGCCTAGAGCCGCGATAGTCGCTCGTAAACCTGCGTAAGCATCTTGTAAACCTTCCAAATCCTGGTAAAGTTTGCAAGTGACGTGGTAGTCACATTGATACTTAGTCATAATAAAACGCCGGTTCCATACGCCGTCAGCCGTACCAAACGACTGAGCAACATTAAGCAGCGGATGAAGATAACAATTTTCCTTACGGATACGAATTGTCACCTCCTTACCCTTGCTGTCAAGCAAGAATTTCATTCTCTTAGACACATTGTCGCTAACTTGCGTTAGCTTCTTTAGGTCGGAG